TGATTTCCTTGTGAACCAGTTACACCAGTTGTTCCCTGTGTTCCTTGATTGCCTTGGTTTCCCTGATTTCCTTGTGAACCAGTTACACCAGTTGTTCCCTGTGTTCCTTGATTGCCTTGTGGACCGGTTTCTCCAATACTTCCTTGTGGTCCGGTTTCTCCTATATCTCCTTGTGGACCTTGTGGACCAGTTTCTCCTATATCTCCTTGTGGACCTTGTGGTCCACCAAATGAGCCTTGTGGTCCTTGCGGTCCTTGCGGTCCTTGACTTCCGCCACCGCCACCAGAAGCAATAACAATTCCACCCGGAGTTATACCATCAGATAATCGCAATTCTGGTATAGATTGTTCATAGAAAATTTTTCCAGCTTCTCCAATAAAAATATTGGCGTTGGCTCCGGGAACTCTACTGGACCAAATTTTTTGTAAATTATCTGACATTGATTACTCTTCTGGAAAGTCGCTGTCTGTTGCAACAGCTAATCCTGCATTTCTTTTTATGGTTTCTAATTCAGCATCGGTTCCAGCATTCTTTGCACCACATACACATTCCCCTTCACAATCACATGCTTCGCCATCATATACCGAATCAACTCCTGCAATTTTTTTCAATAATTCTATTTTTTGTTGTAATGGTGGAACCATTGCATCAGTTTCATCTGAAGTAGCAACATGATCTGTAAAATTATCTTCGTTACCACCCGGTTCAATTTTTGTTACTGTTTGTATAATTGGTTGGGGAACAAGAGGAACAGGTGATATAGTTGGCACTGGTGCCAATGCAGCCGCGTCAATTAAATTAGCTAAACTACGTAAAAATTCAGCAGTTGTATTCATAAAACCACACTCCATTACGCTATTCTATAAAACTATTTATCGTTAACAGATTTTTCTTGTATATCTTTGTGTTATAGTATATGATGTTAAATAAGATATGTCTTATAAAAAACTCACAACCGAAGAATTTATTGAAAGGGCAAAATTAATTCATGGTGATATTTTTGACTATACTTGTTCTGAATATAGCGGTATTTTATATAAAATAAAAATTAGATGTAGAAAACATGGAATTTTTAAACAAATTGCAAATAGTCATTTAACTGGTAGTAAATGTCCTCTTTGTAATTTAGAAACCAGAACCAAAACACTAATTACTTTTATTAAAGAAGCTAACTTAATATACAATAATAAATTTTTATATAATAAATTTGTTTATAAAACCTCTCATACCAAAGGAACAATTATATGTAATATTGGCCATGAATTTGAGCAATCTCCAGCATCTCATCTACAAGGATTTGGATGTCCAAAATGCAATGTTCAAAACCGAGCACAGCGCAGTAAACAAACTACAAAACATTTCATAAACAAATCAAAATTAGTGCATGATGATATATATGAATATGACTGTTCCGAATATATTGGTCGTAATACAAAAATAAAAATTAGATGTAAAATACATGGTATTTTTGAACAGTTTCCGGGAAATCATTATGCTGGATATGGATGTCAAATATGTAAATCATCACATGGAGAAATTATTATACAAAACTTTTTAAATAAAAAAGAATTAATTTATCAAAAAGGATATATAATTTCAAAATGTAAAAATAAGAAAACATTACCTTTTGATTTTGCAGTATTCAGTTGTAATATTTTGCTTTTTCTAATAGAATATCAAGGTAGACAACATTATTCTGCCTCTTCTTTTGGAAGCAAAAAACAAACACCGGAAAAGATGTTTGAAATTATAAAAGTTCGAGATAAAATCAAAAAAGAATATTGTGAAAATAATAAAATTCCACTACTAATAATTCCATATTGGGATAAAGATAATATAGAAACTATTATGGACACTTATATAAGAGAGATAGATGAAAAAAGCAAAATTAATAATTATTGATGAAGTAAATTGTAAATTTGAAAATTTAGATGCGAAAGATCGTCAATATCTTTATAAAAAAAGTAAAATATTTAATCCTGCAAATAGATTCATTCCTAGTGTAAGGTTGGGTCGATGGGATGGATGTGTATATTATTTTACTATTGGTGGGGCTACTTATATCAATTTATTGGAACCAATTATAGAATATCTTACAGAACAAGATTATGAGATTGAACTTGAGGATAAAAGAACATATAATCGCGATTTTGTTTTTGACCAAATTGATAATAATTGTGTATCTAATTTTGTTTGGCCAGAAGATAGTCCAATTGCTGGTCAACCAATTATGTTACGTGATCATCAAACAGAATCAATAAATATATTCTTGAAAAATTTACAGGGCATCCAATCTATGCCAACTTCATCGGGGAAAAGTTTAATAACTTCTATTTTATCTAAAAAAGTAGAAAAATATGGAAGAAGTATAGTTATTGTTCCAAATAAAGATTTGATTACACAAACTGAAAAATATTACAAAATGTTAAATTTAGATGTTGGTGTATATTATGGCGATAGGAAAGAATTTTTTAAGAAGCATACTATTTGCACGTGGCAAAGTCTTGAAAAACTTCACCAATCTGCAATTGATATTGGAATTGGAGAACCAGTAACATTTTCTGATTTTATAGATAATGTTGTTGCTGTAATAGTTGACGAGGCACATGGAATTCGTGGCACTGTATTAAAAGATATGATGTGTAAGGAATTTGCACATATTCCAATTCGTTGGGCATTAACGGGAACTATTCCAAAAGAACCATTTGAAATTATTAATCTTACTATTTCCATTGGTGAAGTTATTCATAAATTAGCTACATCTGATTTACAAGATGTTGGTATTATTAGCACATGCGATGTTAAAATTCATCAAATGATTGACAACCGAGAATTTACTAATTATGCAGCGGAATATGATTTTTTGGTTACAGATAAAGATCGTTTAGAATATGTATCTTCTCTTATAACCAACGCTGCATTAACTGGAAATGTGTTAGTTTTGGTTGGAAGAAAAGAAACAGGTATAAAATTACAAAAATTGATACCAGATAGTGTATTTTTATCTGGTGCTACAAAATCATCTATTCGTAAAGAACATTATGATGAAGTTAAAATCAGTAATAGTAAAGTAATTATTGCAACCAGTGGTATTGCGGCTGTTGGGATCGATGTTCCAAGATTAAATACATTAATTCTCTTTGAACCGGGTAAAAGTTTTATTCGGACGGTGCAAAGTATTGGAAGAGTTCTGAGAACTGCATTTGATAAAAATCACGCAACTATTTTAGATATATGTTCCACGTGTAAATTCAGCAAACGACATCTTACTTCTAGAAAAAAATGGTATAACGAACAAAAGTTTCCGTTTTCAATTCAAAAAGTTATATGGCAAAAATAAACACATTGACAATTGATAAGTAAGGAGTTATAATAAAAGAATGCTTATATTAAATGAAGAAAACAATCCTATAGATTTAAATTTAATTCCAGATCAATGTGATTTGTATTTTTGGGTTTTCGATAATAGCACGGGATTCAAAGATTATTTTTGCGTTCCATTATTAATGCTTGAATCTTTCTATTCACCAACAATAAAGTTACGTCTAACTACAAACAAATCGCGTAAAAATGAAAAAAATTATTTTTTAAATGTCCCATCGGATTATCAAATTTTAATTGGTGAACCAACTTGTGGAGATTTAGAAATTAATCCAATTACAAGTATTAGTTCCCGACATTTTAATGCTTTTTCAGTGAATCCAATGTCATCTTTCACTGCTGATTATCTACATTTGGAAGTAGAAGATGTTTTACCAGCCGTAAAATGGTTTATGCCGAAAACTAAAACTGGTCAATTATTATGTATTCCACTTGAAAATTGTCATAGACCAGAATGTATTTATTTAGTTAGAGAAATGCCAAAATCATTAGAAATTATTAAAAGTTCAAATGCGTGGTAAATTATCCAAGAAATTTTTAATACAGACAGAAATATTTTTCTCTTTATATGAAATTAATAATAATGGAACATTGTTCTTGGCGCAATAATTTAATTTAATCATATCTCTTTTTTGTAACTTCTCAAATTCTATTTTTCCACCGTAAAATTTTATAGGTTTATAATGTTGTCCACCTTGAAATTCTATAAGACCTATTAATTTTTGGTTTAAAAATATTGCAAAATCAAAGGGTAATACTTTTTTATTTTTACATTCTGGTATTTTAAACTGAACTTTGTAATCGATATTATAATCTTGCAAAAAATTTTCTGTAGCTTGTTCTCCTTTAGATTTTATACATTTAGGACAACCACATCCATTTAAATGACTAATAGGTTCTTGTTTAAAATCTCCGTGTAATGGGCAAGTAATAATTATTTTTGTTTTTGAATTTACATATATTGCTCGTTCATAGGAAAATTTTCTTCTATGGATTTCCGTTGCTAATGTTATAAATTCTTCAAGAGAATAACGAGAGCTTGCTGCTGTTGCTTCCATTCCGCATGTATAACACCCTTGACCAGTTAAATGGTTATTTGGACGTATTAAAAAATCTCCATGTTTCTGACATGTTATTATTAATTTAATATTCCATCCTTTATAAATTGATTTTTCATAAAAATATCTATCTTTATGTATATTCATGGCAGAATTAATAAACCAAGCTGTTGTTTTTGTTCTTGCCTTAGCACCCGATATTAATCCACATTTAGGACAACCACATCCATCCAAATGATCATTTGCTTTTTGTTTGAATTCTCCGTGTAATGGGCAAGTAATTATTACTTTATTGAATATACCAGTGTATGTTGTTAATATATAAGAATATTTAAAATTATGAACAATATTTGCTCTTTCTATAAAATTTTCTGTAATATAAATATTCAATGAATATTTA